GTTTGGTAAAGCCTCCGTACGTGCGTTTATGGATGCTGAGCGCGAGGGTGTTGTACTTGCTAACACAATGAAAAACCTCGGTTTAGCCTTTGATACCTCAAGAGTCACAAACTACATAGATAGCGTAGGCAGACTTTATGGAGTGACCGGTGAGCAGGCGGTACCGGCTATGCAGGCCCTCCTAAGCGCTACAGGATCAGTTACTAAATCTCAAGAGTTATTTAACACAGCTCTTAATATCTCAGCCTCTACAGGTATAGACGTAGCCGAGACTGCTAAGGGTTTGAGTCAGGCTTATTTAGGTAATCGTAAAGCTCTTAGCCAATATAACACCGGACTAACTAAGGCTGAGCTGCAATTAAAGTCCTTTGATGAATTACAACAAATATTAGATACACGCCTAAAAGGCTCGGCTACTGCGGCTGCCTCCACTTACGCTGGACAATTAGCAATACTTAAAGAAAACGCAGAGCAAGCTAAAGAGGTAATAGGTAAAGGTTTAGTAGATAGTTTTGTGCTTTTAGCTGGAGATACAGGTATAGGTAAAGCTACTGCAGCTATGGACAATTTTGCGCAAGCTATATCAGACACTATTTACGGCCTTGCTTTAGTTGTAGCTGAGGTACGTAAACTAGATGCAAGTATCTCCGGAGGTACACTAGGCCGCCTTATTGCGTGGAGTATTAAGTACTCTCCTGCCAGCATATTAAGAGATTTAGGCGCTGCTCAAAGAGTTAAGCCACAGCCATTTACTACACCTATGAGTATTTCAGGCCAGTCCACTACTAATAGTTTAAGCCAAGTAGAAAAGTTACGTATTCAGGCTGAAAAGGATGCAGAAAAACGAGCTAAAGCATTACGCAAAATTGAGCAAGACCGTCTAAATAATTTAAAGAAAATAGCAGCTGAGGCGGCTAAAAAACTTGCACTAGATAAAGCCTCCGCTTTCCTTAATAAAGCTAATCAGATTTTTGATAATGAACGTATCCAACTCACAGCTGCAGCTATGGCTAAACAGACTGAGGAGGATAAAGTCCGCATCCGGCTTAAAACTGAGATTATGGATCTTGAGGAGGCTATTTCCGAGGGCAACGTACAGGGAGCAGCCAAGTTTGCAGCGATGATTACCGAGGATGCTCGACTACTCGGAGTATTGCGCAGTAACGCCTTTTCACTTAGTGATGTACCTGATCCGTTTGCCGCGTGGTTGGCTAGCCTGCAAGGTGCTTTAGCTGCGTTATTAGCCTTAGTTAATTATGTACCTACAGTTGCATCTAAATATAACCTTACTAACCCGATAGCTAGCGCATCTTTACAACAAGGTCTAAACGCCGGGGTACCTTTATCTCAAGCATTATCAGGAGCGCGTTACGCAGCGCAAGGAGCCGCAGCTTACGAGGCAGCTAACCCGGGTATGTCTGCATATATTCCAAAATTAGCTATGGGTGGAGTTGTAAAAGATCCAACTATGGCCCTTATTGGTGAGGCTGGCCCTGAGGCTGTTATCCCTCTATCTCAGCTGGGAGGTTTTGGAGGCAATACTTACAATATTTACGCATCCGGTATTGGCGACCAAGCTATCGCTCAGGTAGTCCAAAACGCTTTACAAGAGCTTAACCGTTACGGTAACTCGACCACGTTTGCAGGCGCTCTATGACGGTCCCTACAGTAAACGCCGTTATTAACTTTTCTACTGGTCCGGCTTTTGCTCAAGCTATGATCATAGACGAAGGCATTTTAGGCACTAACGTTTTGGCAGATGCCTCAGCGGTTATTGTGGACGTGAGTAACCAAGTTAATAAAATAGATATAGACCGAGGTCGTAACGCTCAGGCAGACCAATTCCAAACAGGTAGCCTAACTCTGCGTATCGTGGACCAAAACGGAGACTTTAACCCTCAAAACCCTGCTAGTCCTTATTACGAGCTACTCGACCCTATGCGTAAGGTGCAGATAACAGCTACCTATTTAGGTACCACCTATCCTTTATTTTCAGGCTTTATTACTAGCTATACGACCACTACACCGCTCAACGCGGATGAAGTAACCTATACGACAATTCAGGCCGTAGATGCTTTTAGATTAGCTCAAAACGCTCAGATAGCCACGGTCGCAGGAGCTACAGCTGGAGACCTATCCGGTACCCGCATAAATCAAATACTCGATGCAATTGACTGGCCAGAGTCTATGCGTGACGTAGATACAGGCCTTACTACTTTGCAGGCAGACCCCGGCACACCTCGTACCTCGCTAGCTGCTATGCAAACCGTCGAGATTTCAGAGTATGGAGCATTTTACGTGGATGCCTCAGGCTCTTTTGTTTTTCAGGATCGCACGGTCACAGTCTCTAGTATCAACGGTACGCCTGTAGTGTTTAACGATAATGGCTCCGATATTGGCTACGCTAATGCCGTATGGAGGCTAGACGATACCCTCGTATATAACTCGGCTAGCATCACCCGTACAGGCGGTACGGCTCAAATAGCTACAAACGCTGCAAGTATAGAAAAGTATTTTATCCACTCATATAATCAACAAAACCTGCTAATGCAGACAGACGAGGATGCCCTTAATTACGCAAGGGCTTATATCGCCTCGAGAGCTCAAACTAGTATTAGATGCGATGCAATAGAGCTAGACCTATACACAGATAACTACTCTAACGGCATAGTCGCAGCTCTAGACCTTGATTACTTTGATCCGGTGACTATTACAACTAACCAGCCGGGCGCATCCACTCTCACAAAGACACTACAGGTTTTTGGCGTAAGACACGCAATTACGCCGAATACTTGGCGCACGACATTTACTACACTTGAGCCCGTAATAGACGGGTTTATTTTAGACTCAGCAATATACGGGGTACTGGGTACCAACGTATTAAGTTACTAAGGAGATAGACAAATGGCTACAGGTTTTCCGTGGGCTACTGGTGATGTATTAACAAGCGCTGGTATGAACGGCCTTACGGCCTTCACTATCGGCACAGCTAACACAGCCGATTACACAGCTGTACTAGCAGACCAGTACCAAGTTCTAGAGATTATGAACAAGGCAACGGCTATCGCTTTTAAGATACCTACTAACGCCTCGGTGGCATTTCCTATCGGTACTGTTATTACGGTTCTTAACATCGGTGCTGGTACTTGCACAATTTCAGCCGTTACGCCGGGTACTACTACAGTGCTTAGCGCAGGCGGTACTGCAGCCTCTCCAACACTGGGGCAATACAAGTCTGCAGCGTGTATTAAAACTGCTACCGATACTTGGTATGTAGTAGGAGCAATAGGCTAATGATCGCCAACTCAATTATTGGTAGCTTATTTACACAAAGTACGGTGCCTACAGGCGGCACTATTGTTACTAGTGGTGGCTTTACGTATCATACGTTTACAGCCTCGGGAACTTTTGGCGTACCCGGTATTAGTCGTACGTGCGACATTATGATTTTGGCAGGTGGCGGTGGAGGCGGTGGAGGCGCCGGTGGTGGCGGTGGTGCAGGTGGATTTCAGGTTTTAACCTCTCAGTCAATAGCAGTAGGTAATTACACAATTACAGTTGGTAGCGGTGGTACGGCTGGAAGTGATGCCTACACACTTGGCGGTAACGGCAATAACTCAACATTTCAGGGTAAAACAGCCTCAGTAGGAGGTGGTGGTGGTACAGCTGGTGGACTTGGTACAAATGGTAGTACTGGTGGTTCAGGCGGCGGTGGTTGCCGCGATAACAATTTTGGCTCAGGTGCTCAACCCGGATTAGGTACAGCTGGTCAAGGTAATGACGGCGGCAAAGGTGCTTTAGTAAGTCCATATAACGGCGGTGGCGGTGGTGGTGCTGTTGCCGTAGGTTCTCGTAATACCTCTAACGGTAACGGCGGAGCCGGTGGTACAGGAAGTACAAGCTACTCAACGTGGGCAAGTGCAACTACTACAGGATCCGGTGGCAATTATGCAGGCGGTGGCGGTGGTGGTGCAGGAAGTGCCAACTCAACTTTAGCTACTGGAGGCACCGCAACACAGGGTGGCGGCGCCGGTGGTAACGCTCGCGGCACAGTAGGAGCAGACTGCACAGTCGGCGCAAACGGCGTTGCAACTGCAGGCGGCGGCGGTGGCGGTGGTGGTTCGGGCTTACTAGATAAAGCAGGCGGCGCCGGTGGTTATGGCGTAGTAATTGTTAGATACGCAGCGTAAGGAAAATAACTATGGCTAATTTCGCAGAGATAGATAACAACAACATCGTGCTACGTGTCCTACGAGTACCCGATGAACAAGAACACAGAGGTCACGATTTTATGGCTAATGATTTAGGTTTAGGTGGTACGTGGGTGCAGACCTCCTATAACGGAACAATACGTAAAAATTATGCAGGTATTGGCTATACCTACGACTCAACTAGAGATGCGTTTATTGCACCTAAACCCGATAACGCTCTAGGTTTTGACGAGGAAACGTGCCGATGGATTACACCGGATTTAGAAAATGCAAACTAGCTATAACGGCTGGCCTGCCTCAAAGGACCCGGACGAGATCCGCATAACTAGCTACAAGGTCGAGGGTACAAACCTAAAGCTGCGATGCGCTGAGGGCTGCGGCCCTTTACTTGCAGCCTTTACTGCCGAGTTTAATACTCTAATCGAGCCTGTAGAGGGTGGTACTTTCGATGACTGGTCATACGCCTATCGGATGGTACGCGGTACCGAGGACAGACTTAGTTGCCACTCATCCGGTACAGCTATAGACCTCAACGCCACTAAACACCCTCTCGGCAAAATCGGTACTTTCCCTCCTGAAAAGGTACCTATGATCCGTGCGCTCGCTAAAAAATACGGCCTCAAGTGGGGCGGAGATTATAAAAACCGCAAGGACGAAATGCACTTTGAGGTAGAAGTATCACCGGCCAAAGCGGCGGAGATGATTAAAAAGTTAGGACTTAAATAATGCCAAAGACTGCACAAGTATCGGTAACTACGACTAGGACTCTTGTAGTGCCTGAGCTCATAGGAGACCAAAGCGTATATTTACACAGCTCTAGCGGGACTCTTTATATTGGCGGTCCGGACGTTACTACGGCTAACGGCTACCGTTTAGATAACGGCGATAAACTTACGATTATGGTGGGCGATCACGAGGCCCTTTACGCTATTACGTCAAGTGGCACTGCTAACTTGTTTGTAATGACTCAAATAAACTAAGGGCAGAAATGAGTAAGACAATGAACGAACAACTCAAAGCTGCGGGACTCTCATATATAAGAGCTGCAGTTAGCTGCGTGGGAGCCCTTTATCTCTCAGGCATTACAGACCCTAAAACACTAGCTAACGCGTTTATCGCAGGTTTAGTAGGTCCACTCCTTAAAGCTCTAGCACCTAGCGAAAAGCAATACGGCATAGGGTCCAACTAATGCAAGCCCTGATAGGGGCGATTTTGGGGAGTCTGCTCCTATCGGGGTGCGGTTATCAAGGATGGGTAAGATATGAGTGCCAAGAATACGAAAACTGGAGTAACCCAAACTGCCAGCCTCCACGGTGCGAAGTTGTGGGTACGTGTACCAAGGACCTCATACCCGAGGAAATCTATGAGCCGTTTAAGCCCTGAGGATCTACACGCCCGCCTTATTGTGTTTATTGGAGTGACCTTAGCCCTTGTTTTTGGTATATCAGTTTTCGGGATGCTCTACGCGCTTATCTTTGTAACTCAGCCGGTTAGTGCTCAAGCTCCTAACGACCGGGCTTTTATAGACTTGCTTACAACTTTAACCGTATTTCTGACCGGGTCCCTCGGCGGCGTACTAGCTAGTAATGGGCTTAAGTCCAAACCTAAAAAAGAGGACCAACCTCCTAGCGTGTCTTAGTCGCATCTTGTCGGTATGTGCCTTTACCCTTATGGTGTACCACTAACTGCCGAGCCGGGCTAAGCTCTCAGGGTTTAGATCGTATCGGCCTTAACAAAGGGCGTAATACAATGAGTACAGTTTTAGAGATACAAGTGTTAATTTATATGCTTATAGTAGCCTCGATTACCGCGGTGATTTTCTACGCAAAAGGTTTTAACGAGGGCAAGAAAATCGGCACACAGCTGGGCTATCGCCGTGGCGCTAAGTCGGTGCAACAATGATTAGCACCTCAAAGGCAGGCGTATTTTGTGATTACTGCAAGGACCGCTGGGGTGGCCGTCACGTCAAAGGCGTGTGGGAGTGGCACGAAAAGGCCCGCCGTCAAGCTGTAGTAACTATCACAAGCGTAACCATTAAAGCTAAAGGCACCGTGCGGAGCTACTGCGGTGAGTGCCGAGAAATCGTAAGTAACTGGCCTGATGGCACCGTTTTCCCTTTATCCGAGCAGGTGGAGCAGGCTATTAAAGCTGAGTCGCCTCTACTCAAGTTTGGAGTATCACAATGACTTTTCTAGATAACTACGAGGATGTAAACAGCCGTATCAAGCGCTTTAGATCAGAGTTTCCGAGCGGTCGCTTAATCGCCTATATCGAGGATGCAAACCTCAAAGAGGGCTGGATACTTATTAAAGCTGAGGCATACCGTGAGTATGAGGATGCAGTGCCTAGCGCTGTGGACTATGCCTATGGCAACGTGGCAACTTACCCGGCTAATCTTAAAAAATGGTTTGTTGAGGATACGATCACGTCCGCTTATGGTAGGTGCATAGGCCTGCTAACTCCGAGCCTCGAGCACAAGGCGCGTAGTACCTCGCAAGATATGGCACGAGTCGAGCAGCCTGTAAGTACACCGGACTACTGGAGTATCGGTAAACAGCCCGAGGGCACTGCAGTCCCACTAGCTGCAACAGTGGAGACTGTAGCGGACCAACTCGGAGCAGAGGTTATAGAGTCATCTCCTATTTGTAACCACGGACGTATGATTTATAAAGAGGGCAAGAGCTCTAAAACTGGAAATGCCTATAAAGGCTGGACTTGTCCCTCAAAGGTGAAAACAGACCAATGTAAGGCAGTGTGGATGTAATGGGCGAAATGCAGATGATTAAAAACGGCGTAGCTACAACTATCCACAGAGATGGCAGCATTACCCGCGAAATTGTGGATAAGTGCGATAATTGTGGGGACTACAGGTCCAAACAAGGGGGCCTAACTATCACCGTAGTAGGTGGTGAGGCGGTTATATGGCTATGCGAATTGTGCCGA